TTACAAAAAAGTAATCTCTTTAATTTCGCCATTTTCTACATATATTTTATTTATAAATGAAAACCAAAATTTTTTCTTATTTGTTTTATTGAGTTCATTATAAATTTTTTTATAATCAGAATTTAAGATTTGTTTTAAATGAGAATAATCTTTTTTTAATGGTTCTTGTGTTGTAGTGTTTTTTAAGCTTAATAATTCACTCGTATATTTTTTATAATCTTTTGCATAAGTTTCTTTATTTATTAAATCATCTAAATACAGATCTTTTAATTTATTAATTTTTTTTTCTAAAGATTTTATTTTGGGTGTGTTATTTATTTTTTTTGTATTGGGAATAACAGAAACTTTTGCAATAAAATTCGAAAGTTCTTTATCTAAATTATTAAGTAGATAATTTTCAATATCTTTTTCTTTTATTACTTTATTATTAGTGCAGTGTTTTTCATCTATTCCCACTTTATATCGATAGCTATTGTCACATACATATCTTACTACTATATTTTTGACACGATAATCAGTTTTTTTAGCCAATCTATTACCACAGTTATGGCAGTATATTAAACCAGAAAATAAATCAGGGTATGTTATTTTTCTTCCAACTGTTTTCTTTTTTCTTAAATTTTGTACCTTTTCCCATATTTCAACATCTAAAATCGCTGGTATGTAATTATTTATATAAATATTTTTTCTATATAGTTTATATTTTCCGATATATGCAGTTTCTTTTAAATAGTTACTCATAGCATCGTAACCTTTGCCTTCAAAGTGCTGAATAAAATATTTATAAGTTTCTTTAAGGTTACCATTGTTATTAATAAATTCTTTGTATAGATTTTTAATATTTTCAGCTTCTTTTTCATTTACAACAAAATGCTTATCTACTATATCATACCCATATTTTTTTGTACCAGATGTTATTTCTCCTTTTTCTCTCTTATTTTTAAATACAAAATTAATTCTTTCAGATGTTTTACCAATTTCTCTTTGAGCCAACGACACTTTTAAATTAAATATAAAAGTTCCGTCAGCTGTAGATGTGTCAATATCGTCTTCATCAATAGCTTTCATCGTGCAATTATTATCCATTAATAATTTATTTATATTATTAGCATCTAAAACATTTCTTGATAGCCTATCTAATTTAGTAAATAGTACCATATCAAAAGTACTACTCTTACTCAACATTTCGTTTAATGCTTTTCTTTTTTTCATAGAAGAAGCAGAAATACCTTCATCTATATAAAATTCATATTTATAACCATTTTCTTTACAATACTTTTCTAACGCATCTTTTTGTGCTTGAATAGAAAAGCCAAATTTTACCTGTTCGTCAGTGCTTACACGGCAATAACAAGCTACATATTTCATAAAAAAATACCTTCTTTCTAAAATTTAATAATTTTCTTGAAAAAAGGCTTTATATTATGTTATAATATGTAACATAAAGACCTTCTTTCAAGGTTCTTTGATATAGAGAATTATGTGTCGTATCGCCAAATAGGAACATAATTCTCTTTTTTTACATTTTAACAGTAAAAGTACACTTGCTTGCTTCATTCAATTTATTAATAAGAACAGTTCTATCCCATAAAATTACATTTGTCTCCTCAGCTTGTTTTTTTGCTTGCTCTGTAAAATAATTATTTGTAACAACAATAACAACGTTGCAATTGTAATGTTTCTTACCTGAATAAGCTTCTTGAATAGCTTTGTTACTAACTGAATTAGAATATAGTTTGCATTGAAATCCATATAAAATGTCATCGTTATAAGCTGTTATATCAATTCCAAAATCACCACTTGAAGATGTTATTTTAATATCATAATAACCTAATTTATCTAGAATATTAGCAAAATATTTTTCAAAATCCAAGCCATTTTGCATTTCATCGACATATTCTATGGAAAGTGTTGAAACTGTATCTATTTTAGGAAGATAGGCTTGTTGTAATTTTAAAGTATCAATATTTTCAATTAACAATCCCTTTTCTTCTCTTAATTTGTTCAAGTCGTTTGTCATCTTTTCTACATAAGCAGCTAATTCTTCTGCTTTTGACTTTAATAAAATTTCTTTTGATTCAAGTTCCTTTAGATTAAGAGTAAGTTCTTTTGCTTTATATAATTTAGCAATTTCAACTTCTAGTGTTGATTTCTTCTCTTGTAAGGTTTTTACTTCATTTCTAAGTAGTTCAGAGTTCTCAGCATTTTTTTTGCATTCTGTTATTTTGCGTAGTAAATTTCTTTTTTCTAATTTTAATAGTTTAACATCTTCGGAGAGCTTAAGTTTGTATTCATATAAGGATTTTATTCTGCCAGACTTGGCTTTATAGCGTTTAATTGGGTTATTAAAAAAGTTAAACATAACAAATACTCCTTTGACTTTTAAATTTTTAGTTCAGTTCGTCTTAGTTCTTGAAACACCCCAGCTATAACAACTGGCATTTCTTTTATTTCTTTGTTAGTATAAAATACAGGACTATAAATTGGGTTATATGCTTGAAGAATAATTCCATCATCCGTTTTCTTTACCTTTTTTAAAGTTCCTTCATCACCATTTATAATGACGACTGCTACTTGATTATTTTCACAATCATTTTGTTTCCTTAGAATAACAGTATCGCCTTCAATAAAGATTGGAGCCATACTATCTCCTTTAACTTTTAAAGCGAAAAATTCTCCACCATCTGCAAGTTTTTTATCTATATCAATAGTACCAATCCAATTTTCTTGAGCTAGGTAGTCGTAACCTGCTTTTACGGTACCAAGAATAGGAATTTCGACAACTGGATTCCCTAGTTTGTCTATCTTTGTGTTTGCTTCTCTTTCCATAGAAACATCATATCCTAGAAGCCATACTTCATTAACATTAAGCGCTTCTGCTAGAATAGTGAGTTTCCTTTGTTTAGCATTAGATACACCAGATAGATATTTATTAATTAAAGTTTTATCTAGTTTGGTCTTTTCAACCAAATCAACTTGCTTTATGTTTCTATAATCCATGGCTTCTTTTAATCTATTTTGAAAACTGTCTACAATTTGCATAACTTACCTCCGACAATTAAATTATAAAGAAAAATTGAAAAAAAATCAATAGAAAAATAAAAAAAATATAAAAAAGTTGAAAAAAATTCAAAAAAAGTATTGACATTATTTTTTAGGTTTGATAATATAATCACAACAAGTTGAAAAAACTTCAACAAACAAGGAGGTGCAAAGATGATTAGATACAATTTTGATAAATTGAAAGGCAAAATAAAAGAAATGTTCAATACTCAAAATGATTTTGCTACAGCAATGGAAATGGCTCCAAATACATTAAGCGCAAAGTTAAACAATATTTCAGAGTTTACAAGTAACGAGATCAGTAAGGCAATAGAATTATTAAGTATTGATTCAAAAGAAGAAGCATGGAATATTTTTTTTACACAACAAGTTGAAAAAACTTCAACAAAATTAAAGTAGTAAGAAATAAAGGCGATACGACACAAAAAGGAAAGGAGGAAAGAGAATGTGAGTTTTGAACAGATATATGAAACACTAATAAAGATTTATGCAGAACAGGAAAATGTAAAAGTTGATATACAAATAGTAAGGAGGAAAAACGAATGAAAAAGAAAGTAAATAAAAAGACAAAACAGAAGATTAAAGAATATATTTATTGCGCAATACTTGGATTGTTTTGGGCAGCATTTATAGCAATAGGATTTTAGGAGGACGAGATGAAAGATAGAGAAGTGTTGAAAAAATTGATGAAAGAACAAGAAAAAGAAGATATGTTTTTTAAAGAACAAGTAAAAGATAACAGTTTAGATTCTAACTTTAGAATAAAAAGCATTAACCAACTAATTGATGAAATACTTACAAGATTAACTGGAGTCGATTCAAAAGGAAATAGATATTCGAATAAAATTCTATCTGAAATAGTTTATAGCAATATTGAAGAACTAGAGAAGTTATATCTTATTAGAAACCTAGAAAGTTCTTACAAGAGCAACGATAGAAACGATTAAGGCAATAAAGGCAACAATTAAAGCCAATGTTTCAATAATATGTTCAGAAAGCCATATAGAGATCCTTACATGATGATATGTTTTTCCTTTATTGGTAGCTTGATAAAGGTTACTACTAATTATTCTCAAATGTCCATTAGAACGTAAAATATGAAGTATTTCTAATATATCTTTTGGAGATAATTCAGGAAACATTTTGCTAACAGTACTAGCCGAATACATTTCATTAGAATGAGCATTGAAAAATTTTAAAACTTTATAACTATTTTTATCCATAACAATAACCTCACTTTGAGGATATTATACATTATTTAAATAAAAGATACAAGAAAGGAGATGAAGGAAATGGCATTGTTTTTAGCATTAGTAATATTACTTGGATTAATAAGCCTTATGTACTATAAAGAAACAACAGCAATAGAAATAGACGAGTCAAACTCAAGAAATGTTGAATTAGCAAGACAAGTTAGAGATTTAAGTTTTGAAAACAAACAGCTTAAAGATCTAAGAAAACAAGAAGTACATAATAACACAATTTTAGTTAAAGAAAATATGAAGCTACAAGATTTATTAAAAGATGTAGCAGATAGAACTATTGCTTGTCCATTAGATTGCGAGAAAATAGTTTTAAACAAAATAAAAGAGCTAGTTCGCGACTACCAATCAAAAAACTAACTCAAAACTTATTAGTAAATATTTTTACTTTTAATATTTTACTACATAAGAAATAAAAAGTCAAGGAGGAGTTATGGTAACAGAATATAACGTAACAGATTTATATAATGATGAGTGCTATAACGAGTATTACAAGAAACCAAGAGATTGGGACAAGTATTATGAAGATTTGGAGGACAAATATAATGAGTAATTTAAGTTTATATAATATAACAAATAAATTTACAGAATTAATGTCAAAAGCAGAAGAAGGAGAACTTACAGAGGAAGAATACAATACTTTAGGAGAAGAACTGGCAATAGAATTACAAAACAAAAGTGGAAATATCATAGGATATTCACAAAATGAAGAAGCATTAATAGAGGCAATAGATATACAAATAAAAAGATTACAAGAATTAAAAAAAACAAAGAAAAACAATTTAGACAGATTTTATCAATATGTAAAAGATAATATGAACAGATTAAGACTAACAAAAATAGAAACAGAATTAGGAACAATAAGTATAGTTAAGAACCCTATTTCAGTAGAAATAGAAGATGAAGAAGCTATACCAGAGAAATACAAAAATGTAATTGTAACAACCAATGTAGATAAGACAGCTATAAAAACACATTTTAAAGAAACAGGAGAAATTGTAGCAGGAATAAAAATAGTAGACGATAAAACAAGTTTAAGAATTAAATAGGAGGAATTATAAATGAGTAATGAAGTAAATGCATTAAGCATTATAGAAACTGTTGATATAGATAATATTTCAACAACAATGAACAAGATAGCACAAATGCAAGCAGTAGTGCAAAAAACATTAAAGCAAGGTCATGATTTTGGAGAAGTACCAGGAACAAGTAAACCAACATTATTAAAACCAGGTGGAGAAAAAATTTGCATGTTATTTGGATTGAATCCAGAATATGAATTTCTACAAATAACAGAAGATTATGACAAAGAATTTTTTAGTTACAACATTAGATGTACATTATTTAGAAATGGACAACCTGTAGCTCAAGGAGTAGGAAGTTGTAACAGTAAAGAAAAAAAATACAGATTTATAAATGTAGACGAAATACCAGAAAGTTATATGGGAGCAAGTGAAAGTTTTACAGATAAATATGGAAGAAAGAAATACAAAATTAATAATCCTGACATTTGTAGTTTAGTAAATACAATATTAAAAATGGCAAAGAAAAGAGCTTTTATTGATGCCGTATTACAAGTAGCAAGTTTAAGTGAAGTATTTACACAAGATTTAGAAGATATGGGAGATTTAATACAACAAGAAAATGAAAATAGCACAATGACATTAGAACAAGCAACAGCTATTAAAATAAATTTTGGCAAATACAAAGGCTTAACATTAGGAGAATTAACAAAGCAAGATCCACAATATTGTGATTGGTTATATAGCAAAAATGAAAAAACAGATCCAGTAATTAAAAAAGCTTTAGGAATTATAGCAACAGAAATACAAAAGACGAAAGAAAAAAAATCAAATGAAGTTTTTGAAGAATTAAAGGAACAAGATAAAACAGAGAACGAAATAAAAGAAGAACAAGAATATCAAGACCCTTTTATAGGCAGTGATGTAGTAGATGAATAGTATAGGAACATTACAAGATATATCGATAGACTATAAAACAAACAAACCGAAAATAACAATACTTTTAGAACGACGAGAATCAATTTTTAGCTTAGAAGAAATAAAAGACAGCAAGTTGTCTATTGAAATAAAAAAATACCGCAAATCACGAAGTATTGATGCAAATAAATACTTTTGGAAACTACTTCAAGAGGTTTGCGATTATAAAGACATAGACACAATAGAAGATTACAAGCGAAGAGTAAAGGAATTAGGTATATTTAAGCAATTTAAAATAATGACACAAGATGTAAAAACATTTGAAAAAATATGGACAGACAGAGGAATAGCTTGGTTTTGTGAAACAGCAGATACAACATATATAGGAGATACAGAATTTAAAATTATCAATGCATATTATGGTTCGAGTTCCTATAATACAAAACAAATGAGTAGGTTAATAGATAATTTAGTACAGGATTGTAAAGCAGTAGGAATAGAAACTAAAACACCAGCTGAAATAAAGAGTTTGTTAGACAGTTGGAGTGGCACTAATAGATGAACAAAAATCCCCTTTTATTGTTATTGTTAGTGCCACGCGCCCTTTAAATAAGGAGGCAATATGAAATCGATATTACAAGAAGAAAAAAGATGTTATATATGTGGACTATATAGTCCAGTAGAAGAACATCATATATATTTTGGAAATCCGAACAGAAGAATATCAGAAGAAAATGGATTTAAAGTTTGGTTATGTGCTGAACATCATAGAGGAACTATTGGAGTACATGGCAAACTAGGACATAGTTTAGATTTAAAGTTAAAAGAAACTTGTGAAAAAAAGTATATAAATCTGGGACATACAAAAGAAGAATTTATAAGATTAATAGGTAAAAATTATTTATAGGAGGATTTAAAATGAAATTTAAAATTGGAGATAAGGTAAAGGTAGTTAAATGTGAAATTTCAGGAGAACGTTGCGGAAATATTAACAAAATTTCTACAATAACACAAGTAGAAAAGGATGTGCCTTATCCATATATGTTAAAAGATTTAGATGAAGTTTTTAGAGAAGATGAACTAGAACTAGTACAAGAAAAACAATTTACAAAAGCTGATTTAAAAGACGGAGATAAATGTACATTAAAAAATGGACAAGTTATATTTGTTAACAAGACTTCAAATTATGGTTTTAGCAACATTAATAAACAATTAAAATATTTTAACGATGATGTAAGTATCGCCAAGGTAGAAAGACCAGTAAAATATGAAACAATGTTTGAAAGAAAAGAAGAGATATTAGACGAGGTAGAGAAGAAGTATTTAGCAGATGTTGTTAGACCTTTTAGGAGTAAAGTTAGATCTGTTTATAAGATGGCTTCTATTTGTAGCAATAAAGAATTTATAAATATACAACTGAGAGATGAGAATTTTACTTTACCATACTTTAAAAAAGGAACAATGTACAAAGAAATGCAAACAGGTAAACGATACACATTAGAAAAATTAGGAATATAACAACAAGGGCTAGACAACAAAAACTAGCCCTTTATTTACGAAAGGAGAAGGCAAATGGATAAAAGCAGTTTCTTAATATATTTAGATTATGAAGAACAATTCAATTTACTAACAGACGAACAAGTAGGTCAGCTTATGAGAGCGATAATCAAATATGAGAGAACTAGAGAAATACCACAGTTAGATGGCGTAATAAAAATGGCTTTCTCTTTTATAAAAACACAACTAGATAGGGATAGAGAAAAATACGAAGCTAGATGTGAAAAGAATAGAGAGAACGCTAAAAAAGGAGGAAGACCTAAAAAAGCAAATGGTTTAGAAAAAACCGAACGGTTTTGAAAAAAACCAAATGGATGCCAAAAAACCCGATATAGATAAAGAAGATGAAGAAGATAATGATAAAGATAATGATATTAAAAAGAAAAATAAAAAAAAGAAATTTCAAAAACCAACTGTTGAAGAAATACAAAAATATTGTTGCGAAAGGAAAAATAATATTAGTGCACAACAATTTTATGATTACTATGAAAGTAATGGGTGGAAAATTGGCAAAAATGCAATGAAAGATTGGCAAGCTACAATACGAACGTGGGAACAAAGAAATAAAAGTAGTACTAAAAAATCAGCAATAGAGGAGTGGTTAAATGAATAAACAAGAATTTGCAAAAGGTGTAAAAATACTAGAACTTACATACAATCAAAAATTTGATGAAGAAAAAAGAGATTTTTGGTTTAGACAATTACAAGATTTAAACGCAAGTAGATATTTTAACAATATTAAAAACATAATTAAAACAAGTACTTTTATGCCTAATATAGCACAGTTAAGAAACGAGCCAAGGAAACAATTTGCAGATTACGAACAGAGAGACTACTCAAATATAGATTTAAATCAATTTTATGCAAACAAAGGAGTGATTAACAAATGAAAATATCACAAAAAGATAGAATAATAAATTACATACGAGAGTTTGGTTCAATATCTAGTTGGGAAGCATACGCAGATTTAGGAATAACACAGTTAGGAGCTAGAATAGACCAACTTAAAAAAGAAGGATACGAGTTTAAGACAGAGTGGGAAAGCAATACAAACAGATTTGGAGAAAAGACAGATTACAAGAGATATTATTTAGCAGATATGATTTCAGAGAATATGGAACATATAACGCAGATGTAGGAGGAAGTTATGATAGAAAGAGTTGGAAATAAATACGAATTACAATGTGATTATTGTAGTAACTATGTGGACGAATTTGAAGATTTTCAAGAAGCAGTAGATTATAAAAAAGCAAACAATTGGAAAAGTGTAAATATAAATGGTGAATGGACAGATAAATGTCCTAACTGTGAGGACTAGCCTATGAAACAAATAGAAAAGAATACGCTATGTTATTACTGTTTAGGTTGTAACAAATTAGAGTTAGAGAAATTTAATGGAATAATGAGATGCAAAGATTTTGTAGCAGGAGTTGAAAACTGGCAAGAAAAATTACGAGAGGAGCTAAAAAGCAGTGAAAAAAAATATAAAAGTTGAATTATATAATGACCATTTCGAGAATGCTAAAAGGTATGGAATACCACACGCACAACTTATCATAGCAGATATACCATATAACTTAGGAAATAATGCATATGCAAGTAATCCAAGCTGGTATGTAGATGGAGATAATAAAAATGGAGAGAGTGATAAAGCAAATAAATCATTTTTTGATACTGACAAAGATTTTAGAATAAATAATTTCTTTGATTTTTGTACAAGGTATCTAAAAAAAGAACCAAAGGAAAAAGGACAAGCACCAGCAATGATAGTATTCTGTGCCTTTGAGCAAATGCAAATGGTAATAGACGAAGGGAAAAAACATGGCTTAATGAAAAGTTATCCACTTATATTTATTAAAAATTATTCAGCATCAGTTTTAAAAGCTAATATGAAAATAGTAGGAGCTACAGAATATGCAGTGGTACTTTACAGAGATAAGCTACCTAAATTCAACAATGGTAGAACAGAAGAACAAAAAGGAAAAATGATATTCAATTGGTTTGAATGGAAAAGGGATACATCAAAAGAATACGCAAAAATACATCCAACACAAAAGCCAGTAGGGCTACTTAAAAAACTAATAGAAATATTTACAGACGAAGGAGATGTAGTAATAGACCCTGTAGCACGGAAGTGCAAGCGCATTAAGAGCATGTGCAGAGCTTGGTAGAAATGCTTATGGATTTGAAATAAAAAAAGATTTTTATAAACTAGCAAAAGAAAAAATGATAAGTGATGACATATTAAATGGAATTTTGGAAGATGGACAAATCACATTTGATGCAATTGTTTAGGAGGCGAAAGATGAACAAATACAGAAATAAAAAAGCGCAAATTGATATGTACGTATTTGATAGTGTAAGAGAAAGTCAAAGATACAAGGAATTAAAGTTACTAGAAAGAGCAGGAGAAATCAAAGATCTAGAATTACAACCACGATTTTTATTACAAGATAGTTTTAAAAAGAATGGTAGAACATTTAGAAAGATAGAATATGTGGCAGACTTTAAGTACATAGAAAACGGTAAAACAATAGTAGAAGACGTTAAAGGAATACAGACAGATGTATTCAAATTAAAACATAAAATATTTGAAAAAGTTTATCCAGATTTGGAATTAAAGATTATCAAGTAGGAGGAGAAGAATGAACAGAAAATACAGAGAAGAATTACCAGAACTAAAAACAAAACCAACAGAGCAAATAAATGGAATATATATAATTCCATACAAACCGTATAATCGGATTTTGGGGCAAAAATGGCTATAAATCTTATGATTTTATTTTTGAAAATGCAGAAAGGGAAAAAATAGGCTGGTGTCATTGGGAAGGCGATGTAATTCATTTATTAAGCAAAAAAAAATATGCAATGAATATAGATTGTGAAAATACAAATGAATACATTAGATTGTTTACAAATTACGGATTTAATATAAGTAATATGATGATAAGTAATTTAACAATTGAAGTAGGAGGAGAAGATGAATAGAGAAATAAAGTTTAGAGTATGGGATGTAGAAAATAAAGAAATGTTAGAAGTACAAGAATTAGATTTTGAACCAACATTTTATGGTGGAAGAATAGCCATTAGACCAGACCAATATAATGACTATTTTGATACAGAAGATATGATTTTAATGCAATATACAGGACTAAAAGATAAAAACGGAAAAGAAATATATGAGCGGAGATATAATAGAGTTTTCTTATGATGTATTTACTGGAAATTTTGATACAAAAGTTGGAAGGGGAACAATTGAATTTATAGATGGAGCTTTTTATATAAAACCTTTTGAAATTGAAGGCAAAAAAATAAAAGATATAGATAATGAAGAATGGTTTTTAATATATACAGTAAATATAGATACTTTAAGAGTAATAGGAAATGTACATGAAAATTTAGAGTTATTAGGAGGAGAATAGATATGTTTAAAATAAGAGATGATGTAGATTTAAAAGAACTTGAAAGATTTCATTTTACACACCATAATAAACAAGATGCAAAAATTTGTTATTATAGACCAATGCTTTTAGTTAAGAAAAAAATACCAATTTTAGTAGAAATATTTAAAGATAGGACAATTGATTTTCAATTACCTTTAGATTGTACCATAGAAAAACAAGAAATATGTTTAGAAGAATATATACAAGATTTAATCAGAGCAAATTTAGTAGTAAAGGAGTAAATAAGATATGTTAGTACCAATAGTAGATATGAAAGAATTTGAAAAAATTGGATTTAAAAAATGTAAAAAGCCTTATGATAGTTGTTATTATCTATGCATTTCAAGAGGAATACAATATATATTTTTAAGTCCTGTAATGATAGATATTAATAAATGGGAAGATACAGACCCACGAATACATAAAAATGCTAATTGTAGATACAGTGATAAAAGAACAGCACAAGATTTTATGTGCGAATTAATATTAAATGGAATGGTAACATGTGAATATTTAGTTGAGAGGAGTAAATAAGATATGCCATTTAGTGCAACAAAATTTATAGAAAAACAAATTACTAACACAAGAGGATTATGCAAAAGTTGTAAATTTTATAAAACAGCAAAAATAGTAGATGAAGTAGAAATTTGTACATTAAGTGACAAATTTTTAATTCCAGAATATGAGCCTAATTATACTTGTAGAAATTTTGAAAGGAGTGATACATAATGAAAGAAAAAATAGCAGATGAAGTAATATTAACACCGATGTATGAAGGCGAAGTATATAAATATCATGAATGCTCAAATTGTAAAAAAGAAATATACTTTGAAGAAGATATATTTCAACCATTTCATTTTGAAGAAAATATAAAATATTGCCCATTTTGTGGAAAAGAAGTAATAAGATATGCAAAACCAAAATTTATAAAAGAAATAAATTGGAATTGGTTAGATGAATACGAATCTGTTGTAGAAAAAATGTATAGAGAATTAGAATATATAATTTATTGTAAGCTAGATAAAGAACAAATAGACGAATTAGAAGAAAAGTCTGCAAGAGGAATGGAATATTTTGTACAGAATAGATGGTCCTTTCCATATAGTAAAGGAACTATATGCGACATAATTCATCAAATAACAAGAACTAAAGTACATTATACGGAAAAACGAAAACTTGAAAAAGAGTTTGGAGGTGTTTTAAATGAAAGAATGTAATTTTATACGAGGAGATGATTATGATTATATTATATATGGGTGTAGTAATTGTAAAGAAGTGTGGTGTTTTGAAGATGGAACACCAGAAGATAATAGTTATAATTATTGCCCTAAATGTGGAGCAAAAATAGCAAAAGTTATTGAACTAGAAGAGGAGGACGAGTAGTGGAAAATAGTATAAAAGAAGCCATAGAAAGATTAAAATTATGTTCTACTAATCAATGTAATATATGTGGCAGATACGAAAAAGAAGAATGTATGTTAGAAAGAAACAGATGTGAACAGCATATTTTATCAGATTATAAAAGAGTATTAAAAGAAAATGAATTGTTAAGACAACAAAACATATCACATAAAAATAATATTCGTGAATTAAAGAAAGTGAGGATTAAATGACAGAGGAAGAAAAGAAAGCTATTGAAATAGTAAAGGGATTAGCTGTATATTATGATGATTATTCTTTATTAGACGAAGAAGAAATAAAAGAAAATGAAAGTGTAAATAAATCAATTGAACTAATTTTAAATCTAATAGAAAAACTATTAAAAGAAAATGAACAGCTACGAACAGAAGTGAACAGCTTAAAGAAAGAGAATGAAGAATTAAGAGCAAAATGGGATAAAGATACACATATATTACAAAATAAATTAGATTATGCAAATGCAGATAGAATTGACTTAGCACAGCAGAATAAAGAATTAAGAAAAGAAAATGAAGAATTAAATAACAGATGTAGAAACTTGGATAAGGAAGCACAAGCATATCTTGAAGAATTAGCAGGAGATAATACATTAACTAGAAGAACCATAAAACAATTACAAGAAGAGAATGAAGAATTAAATGAAAAAATATTAGACAATGCAGGAATATATCAACTAGGATTTAAAGACGGAGAAGAAAGCTATATTAAAAAAGTAAAAGACAAGATTAGAAAAAATGAAGAAATTATAGATATTAGTAATGACGGAGACTTAATTCATGAATTATATCAAAAAAATAAAGTTTATGAAGAATTATTAGAAAGTGAGAAATAAAATGAACGAGGAAGAATTTGAAGAATTATTTGGAAATACGCCGTTTGAGAACATAAAGAAAACACAACAGTACATAAATAAAAACTATATTCCAATTCAAAAAGTAAGAGAAATGAGAGATGAATTAGATAGAACTAAAGCTGAATATATGGAATGGCAAAAACGAGAACTGGAACAAAAAGATAAAATAATAGAACAAATGACTTATTATATTATGAATTTAGATATTGACGAAGATATATGCAAAAAAGTAAATTGTGACACAAATTCAGGAGAATTAGATTGCAAAGACTGTATAAAACAATATTTTATAAATAAAGCGAAAGAAATCAAATAAAATGGAGGTATTGTATGAGCAAACAGAGAAAGGCAATAACTCTTATAAAAAAACAACGAGATATGTACTTTAAGATGAGAAACGGTTTAAAAGACACAATGTCAATAAACAATAAGAGATACAAAACTTTTAGAAGAAATTTAAACGAGCAAATAGATATTTTAGATTATATTTTAATGAAGATAGGAGGCACAAATGAATAAAAAAGATTTAGAACAGGTTGTAGCATTAAAGAACGAAATAAAAGACTTAGAGAGAAGATTACAGAACAATAATATTAGCAGTACTGTAGCTGACAGTGTAAAAGGAAGTTCAACTAATTTTCCATACATAGAGTGCCATCGAGTAATACAAGGAGTAGATTATAAAAAACAGATTAGAGATAAAAAATATAGAAAGTTATTAAAAAGTAAGAAAAATAAAATAAATAAACTTTTAGTGCAAATCGAATATGATCTTAACTACATAGAAGACAGCGAGATAAGGCAAATAATAAGGTATAAATATTTTGACAATTTTAATTGGGTTAAAATTATGCATTTAATGAACTATCATTCAGAGAGTTATGCAAAAATGAAATTAAAAAGATTTTTCGAAAAAAATGCAAGTTGTGACGAATGTGACGATTTAAAGTGTTAAAATGTTAGTAAGTAAAAAAAGTAGTTATTCATAAATATGGATAAGCCCATAACTACTAAGTTGTTTATATTGTGTGTGTGAAAGCTAGAGTAATCTAGCTTTTTAATTTTGCTATTAACAATACTAGATAAGTTAATATATAGGCTTAGAGCCTCCTTTGAATTTCTTTAGATTAAAAGAGCAATTCTAGTTAAGCTCATATAAGCAGTACGAAGTATGTAAAAATATATATAGCAGAGTGAAAAAAGTAATCTATATTGTAGATGAAGTGCAAGTCACTTAGTTCTAGGGTGCAATTATATATAACTTACATATTTCGTAGTGTTTATAACAAAGGAGAAGATTATGGAGTTATGTGAAACTTGTAAAAACAATAACTGTAGCAAGAAGATAATAACAAAGTAAGAGAACAATGTTCTAACAATTAAATGTTTAGAATATAAGAAAGATGAAAACAAGATTAAAGGTTATAGAAAACCACTAAAAAGAACAGCAACTGTATGTCATACAGTAATGCCCGATTTAATAACAGATTGGAGTACATTATGAAAATAGGAGAAATCATAAGAAGAAAAGATGAGAGACTATATAATAAATTAATGCAGATGGCATTTGACTATAGTCAATGTATGAGGAAAAAGTGCAAAGACTGCAGAAAGAAGAAAGAGTGTTTTAAGGAGAAATGCAATGAAGTTTAAAATAAATAACATAGAATTTGCAAAGACTAAATAGAAAGAGAGGTAATCTTATATGACTGATGCACAAAAAAGATTTTGTAATGAATATTTAATAGACCTTAATGCTACAAGAGCATATAAGGTTGCTTATCCAAAATGTAAAGAAGATGAAACAGCTAATGCAGCATCAAGCAGAATGTTAAGAAATGTTAAGGTTCAAGAATACATATCTGAAAAGCAAAAAGAAATAGAAAAAAGAACAGAAGTTACACAAGATATGGTAATAAAAGAATTAGCCAAAATAGCATTTTTAGATATAAGAAAATTATATACAGAAAATGGACAATTAAAAAACGTTGCAGATATAGATAGCGATACAGCAGGAGCAATATCATCACTAGAAACTTTAGAAGAATATGAAGGGTATGGAGATGACAGAGAAAAAATAGGAGATACACAAAAAGTAAAACTATTAGATAAAACAAAGGCTCTTGAATTATTAGGAAAACATTTAGGAATGTTTAAGGAAAAAGTAACAATTGATGGCAATGTTAATACAAATAACCCATTTTCAGGAATGTCAATAGAAGAACTGAGAAAGATATTGAATGAATAATAATTTAAAAGAAGAAATAAAAAAACAAGCACGTTTGGAATTAGCCAGACGTGATTTTTTTGAATATTGTAAATTAACTGCATCTGATTTTTACGAAGAAGAACGTAACTTTTTAAAAGATTTATGCTATCAATTACAAAATTTTTACAAGAGCGATGAAAAAGTATGTGTAATAAATATGCCACCAAGACATGGAAAGTCAAGAACTGCTGGAAAATTCGTCGAATGGGTATTAGGAATAAATCCGAATGAAAAAATAATGACTGGTTCATACAATGAAGACTTGTCAAGTTCATTTGCTAAATCAGTAAGAGATACAATAGCCTCAGCAAAAACAGAAGGCGTGATTGTTTATAACGACATTTTTCCTAATACCAGAATCAAGGACGGGGAAGCAACACAAAAAAAATGGACATTGGCTGGAAGTAAAGTATCAAACTATTTAGCAACATCTCCAACAGGAACTGCAACTGGTTTCGGTTGTACAATAATGATAATAGATGACCTCATAAAAAATGCTAAAGAAGCCTATAACGAAAACACATTAAAAAATCATATAGATTGGTTTAATAATACAATGTTATCAAGAACTGAAAATGGATTTAAATTAATAATTATTATGACAAGATGGTCTAGTAATGATTTAGCAGGATACATATTAGAGAATTATTCTAATGTAAGACATATAAATTACAAAGCAGTCCAAGAAGATGGCTCAATGTTGTGTAAAGATGTATTAAGCAAAGAAGATTATGAGTTTAAAACCAAAAATATGAATAAAGATATTGTTTATGCTAATTATCAGCAAGAACCAATAGATGTAAAAAATAGATTATATACAATATTTAAAACTTATGAAAAGTTACCACCAGCACACTATATTATGAATTACACAGATACAGCAGATGAGGGCGGCGATTACTTATGCTCAATAGACTATCAAATGTATAACAGTGAATATTATATCTTGGATGTTATTTATACACAAGAGTCAATGGAAATAACAGAGCCAGCAGTAGCGAAAATGCTGACAAAAGATAATGTAGGAAATGCGAATATAGAAAGTAATAATGGTGGTAGAGGGTTTGCAAGGAATGTGCAAAAAGAATTAAAACAGTTAAAAAATACTCACACAAAAGTAAATTGGTTTCATCAAAGCGAAAATAAAATTGCAAGAATATTAAGTAATTCGACAGGAGTAATGAATAACATTTATTTTCCAATTAATTGGGAGGATAGATGGCCAGAATTTGCAAAACATATAAAACATTATGTAAGAACTGGAAAAAATGAACATGATGATGCAGAGGATTGTTTAACAGGAGTTTATGAACACCCAAGACCAAATACAATACAATTTGGATATAACAATATAATGTAAAGGAGAAACAAAATGAGTTTTGTAGAAAAAATACAATATAAAGACGAGTTCTTAAATGAAGAAAATATAAATCAAAATATAAGTATATTATGGGGAAAAGCATTACCAATATTTATGCATAGAAAATATTTGCAAGATAGATTTACAAGAAAATATGATCAAAAGGATGTTGTTGTTGCACTTGAATATTATATAAGTATTATTGCAAGTGGATATTTTGGAGGAAAAGAACCTCAGTTTAAAGTAAAAAATATAAATGAAACTCAAAAAGGGATTTTAAATAGAATATTTAAAAGAATATTTGGAGAAAAGAATGATCCAGAGGACTATCAAGCTATTATTGATTATATTGCAAAATATAATGACAATGGTAGCTTTTTTTATGACTGTGTACTTGATTATATTACAACTGGAGCATGTTATGGTTTAGTGTATGAAAACAATAAAAACGAGGAAGTTTACGCTAATATTTCAAGTTTAAACACAGTTGCTATATGGAATTATGATGTACCAGGCACAAAAATAGGTTTATTAAGATGTTGGTATGAGAATACAGCAACTGGAGGAATTGAAACACATTTAGAAATAATAACAAAAGACTATAAAAAACAATTTGTTGATGGAATTGAAAAGAAATCTATTACAGAAAATGCTGAATATAACTTTGAAGAAGTAGACGGTAGCAATAAACCAGTAAGATGGACAGACTTACCCTGTTTTGCTGTAGAAAACCCTTATGGAATGTCATTTTTTGAGAATGTTATAACTTTAATAAATAAAAATGAAAAAGTAATAGAAAACAATGCAAATATTTTTGATTATAACGATAATGCTAAATTAAAAATAACAGGATTTTCTCCAACAAATGATCCTTTAATACCACTACTAAACGATAAAGGAGAAGAACAAAAAGATAAAGATGGTAATATAATAATGACAAAAAATCCTGCAAGAGTACAAGAAGATGAAGCAATTTTAAATGCAAAAGTGTTTTATACACCTGATAAAGATGGCGATATTGATTGGATTATAAAAAATATAAATGATACTGCTTCAGAAAATCACAAGAAAACATGTATAGATATGGCACTTATGATTTCAGGAGTGCCAAATGTAACTGACCAAGGCTTTACAGATGCTGATAATGCAGCAGCTTTAGAAAAGAAGTTTTTTCCTTTAGAACAAGTATTACAACAAGCACATCATTTATTTAGGAAAGAATACCTAAGAATGTGGGAAATGATAACAGCAAGAATAAACCTAAAGAAAGGTAAAGAGTATGACTTTAGAGACATAGATGTTATATTAATACGTAATTTGCCTACAGATACAGAAAGTTTAACAAATGCTTGGTTAAAATTAAGAGGATTAATAAGTGACAAATCGATTATAAGTCATTTGCCATTTGGCTTAGATGCAGAATCGGAACTTGCTGAAATAGATAAACAAAATGAAGAGAATATTCAAAAGAATTTACAACAAATGCAAATGCTTGGACAGAACAAGACAGAACAAGACAGTAAAGAGAATAGTAATTCAAATGATAAAATAACAGATTTAACAGATAAGCAAAAAGCACAAAAACTAACTGCAGACAATAAAAAAGAACAAACAAAAGTTGGTAATAAACAAATTAATAAAGAATAGAGGTGTTTTATATGTGGAAAGTACATGATAATTATATGAGACATTTAAAACAACTATATAATAAAACATCAAAACAAACACAGAACAGACTTCAAGAAATCTTTGATACATTTAATTTTATAACAGAGAATATTTACAATATAGCAGACAATAAGACTAAAAAAAGAATAAATACATATATAGAGCGGTTGGAAAGAACAAGGATTACTAAAAAATAATAATTACTTTACTGCATTAGCAAACAATATTTATAAAAGAACAAGAGTAAAGAATAGTGAAATATTAGAATTGCTTATTTATAGTGCATATATAGAAGAACAAAGCAAATTAGAAGAGCAAGAAAAACAAATAATGTATGAAGATGCCAACTACTACTATGAACAAGGTCAACAAGAAGTAAATAAAAAGAAAAAGCCATCAATATTAGCAATGGCTTTATTTCTTGCATTATTAGACCAACCAAATTATAGTGGATTTAATTGGAAACAATATATTGAAGCAACAATACAATATAATGCACAACAAATATATAAACAAGTAATTTTAAATATGCAACAACGAAAAAACCTAGAAATTGATTCCAGTGAGTTTCAAACAATAATACAAAGACAAAACAATCAAAAGCTCAATATAAATAATGATAAGATATCAGGTGCAACAGATTTGCAAATGATTGGACTAAATAATCTAGCAAAGGTAGAAGGAATAAAAGAAGTAACGGAAGATAATTCAAAAGTTAGATTTATTGCAGTAGAAGATAATAAAACAACATTGATGTGTGACAGTTTGAATAACCAAGAATTTTATATTAACCAAGAAAATATATTTAATAGATATTATGGAGAAAATCAAAAAGAATTAAGATTACAAAGAATTAGATGTAATGGATTAGTTTTAGGTTTAAATCTTCCACCTATACAGCATCATTTTCATTACTGCCGTTCAACTATTATATACAATAGTAATTATACAAGTGAAGATTTTAGAAATGGAAATGTTTTAGGAGAAGAACAATATAAATCATTAGAACAATATCTAAAAAGTATGTCTTATAAAATTAACTCAAAATTATACAATAATGAAACTTTATCAGAAGAAGATAAGGAATATATACAGAATTTAGATAATGCATTAAAAGGAATGCCAATATATAAAGGATGGGTTAAAAGATGTATATACGTAAGAGATAGTGAAGATGTATCAAAAGTATTATCAATATTTGATAATGAACAAAAAATAGGACATTGGAATAGTTATATATCTTCATCATTAGGTGTATATGACACAAGCTTCAAAATGATAATGAAAATAAAATCTAAAACAGGAAGAAATTTATCTACTTTAAATGATGAAGGTGGAGGAGAAACATTGTTTATGAGAAATACAGATTTTCAACTAATTGACATAAAAAATAAAAATGGTATAATATATGTTAAATTGGAGGAAGTATAGTATGGAAAATCCAGATAGAAAAATAAAATTAACTAAACAAGAAAAAAGAAGTAGTTTAAAAGCACAATTTTGGAATGATAAACAAGAAATAGATAAAAATACACCACTTATGAGAAAAATAGAAAAAATATGTAAAAATATAGATTTTAAAAATTAAAAATAGCACTTACTAAATAGTAGGTGCTTTTATTATGGAAAGAAGGTGAAAAACAATGAACAATAGAGCAAAATATATAGCCGTAGATGAAGAAAAAAATAACAGAATACAACATGTTAGAGAATGCTTTTCGATTATTTATGATGAAATTGACTTAAAGTGTAAGCCGAGTAGAGAAACATCACTTGCATTAACAAAATTGGAAGAGGCTCAATTTTGGGCTATAAAAGGAATAACAAGGGAGGAAAAATAATATGTGGTTATTAGTTTTAATATTAAGCATTAAATTACAAATGTCAACTTGGTATTGGATTACATTTACGGTAATTACAATATTTAGACCGGTTATATGGGTATTAAAATATAATTTTGCAGAAGGATATATGAAAGCAAAGAATAAAGATAATAAATAAGTTATTAACATTTTATAATTATAAATTTTTAGACGTAGACGTACGTCTATTTTTTATGCCTTTTTACTGATTGCAGGCATTAAAGAACAACAGAATACAAGTGCAATGGCTGGGGCTTTATGGGCAATGGCTGGGGCAAAAGGAGTAAAAAATGGAAGGACAAGACAATAATCCAAATAATGCTAATACTGGGGCAAACAATGAACCAGCGGGAGCAAATAACCAAAATAATACAGGAGCAAATAGCAATTCTGTAACGTTTGATGATTTCTTAAAAGATAGAAAAAATCAAGCAGAGTTTGATAGGAGAGTTCAGCAGGCTATCAATACAGCTAAAACAAACTGGGAAGAAATAATGAACAGTGAAAAAAGCGAAGCTGAGAAATTAGCAAAGATGAACAAAGAACAGAAACTTGAATATCAAGCGCAAAAGGAAAAGGCAGATAAGGAAAAAGCACTTGCGGAATTAAATGCTTATAAATTGAAAGAACAGGCAACTAAAATAGCAAGTGAAAAAGGATTGGATATCTCTTTATTAACTTTCTTTAACTTTGAAACAGTAAAGGCAGAAGAAATCAATTCAAAAATAGAAGAGGTTTCAAATGCATTTAATAAAGCTGTAGAAAAAGCTGTAAATGAAAGACTAAAAGAAGATACTCCGACTCAAAAGTCAGGTATTGATACACAAAATAAATCAATAGCTAGAGCAAGTTATTAAAAAATAGGAGGAATTAAAAATGGGAGAAATTACACAAGAAGCATTAAATATTATGCTACAAGATGGCAAAACAAAAGATAATTTAAAACAAGTATTAAGTGGAGTATTAGAGAATGTATCTGCAAAAGCAGTATCAGAACAAATTAAAGCAAAAAACGGTTCTGGAAATCCAGAAGGTGGAGTAATTGAATATAAAAGATTTGTAAATGCAGAATTAAAAGACAAAGGTACTGCAAGAGCTGCTGGAAAAGGCGATAAAGTAAAAGCTAAACCAGTAAAAGTTGTTATTGATACAGACAAAGAAATTGTAGAGGAATTACAAGGAAAAGATGTAAAACTTTATGGTATTGATGGTATGGCTGAAAAGAGAAAAGTAAATCATCAATCAGCTATTATAAGATATTTAGATAGAGAGTTCTTTGCAAAGGTATTAGAAGGAACAGAAGTATCTGCTCAAAACAACATTCAAGACACTATTGATACTTTATTGCAAAAAGCAAGAACTTTAAAAAATGATTTTATTGATGGAATAGAATCAGATTTATTAGTTATCGTTGTAGATAGCGAATATAGAAAAGGAATGAAGAAAATTCTTGACGATTTACCAAATGGAACAGATCCAAAAGAACAAGCTATTGGTATGTATGATTCTGTTAGAGTTTATGAATCAACAAGATTACCAGATGGAGTAAAAGCTGTTGTAATGATGGATGGAGCTATTGCTCAACCATTTTATGTTTCAGAATATGGGGCAGAAAAAGTACCATTTGATGATGCTGTAGCATTAGAAGATTTCTTATACAAAGGAACAAAAGCATTAATGAAAGATACTATTTTCTATGTAACAGATGCTAAACTTGCAGAATTAACTGTAACATCAGTAGCGGGTACTTCAACAGGAAAAACAAAAATAACCGTTACACCAACTTTAACATCTGGAAATAGTTATAAATATAAAGCAGCAGCAAATCCAACAATGCCAGAATATGATGCTGTTTGTACAACAGGATATACAGCATGGAATGGCACTGACGAAATAACAGCGACAACTGGACAAAAAATAGTAGTTGTCGAAGTTGATTCAGCAAATAAGGCTAAAAAAGCAGGAATAGCAACAATTGCTTCAATGGCCTAAAAATAGGAGGCAATAGAAATGGCAGAAACCAGTAACATAGATAAAATAATAAAAGATTTAGGACCAAATTATTCAAAAGAAGATAATGAGGTTTTAAATGAAATATTAGAGGAAGTAAGTTCTATTGCCTCTGATATTTCTAATAGACAAAAAAATGATGAGAAGTTATTTCCATATATTAAGAAAGCAGTAAAAGCAATATATCTTTCAAGAGGAGCAGAAGGCTTAACAAGTCGTGGAGAAGGTTCTATATCAAGTTCATATGAAGATATCATGGAAAAATTAAGAAATGACATTATAAAGTCTGGCTTAAGGAGGATTAAATAATGTTATTACGAGATTTAACTAAAGTGTATATATCAGAATATGAAGAAATAGAAGACCATGGAGAACCAGATAAAAAATGGAAATATAAAAGCATAGCTTGGCTAAATATGCAACAAGATGTCAACGAGTTAGATAGAAAGTCCACAGGTGAAGTGAATTATAGTACATATAAAGGTCGTACGACTAGAGATTATGATATACAAAAAGGCAATGGAATATCATTTGAAGATATCTCAAAATTAGAGAAGTTTATTCCGGAATATAGAGTACTAGATAAAAATAAAATAGGAAGTACTTATGTATATAGAATGGAGAAAATACAATGATAAATTTCAATTGTAATATAAAAGTAAAACATAATTTTAAAAATATAGATGCTATAATTCAAAAATTACCACAGACAATAAGTAATAGTGTAGAGGAAATCCTAAAAAACATTAGAGGATACGCTATAAAATTAGAAAAACGGTCATAACGAAGAAGGAATATTAGTTGAAATGATTGATATGTCAACCAAAGAAGTGAAAGGAAGGGTTTTGGCTGCCCCTTCTAAATTTATGGCAAATGGAGTATCCTATTTGTTTTTTGAATACTTTGGCACAGGCTCTAATGCTGAAATGGAACACGTGGGAAAGTCACAACATTTTATTGAAAGCGGATTTACTGAGTGGTTCATTCCAGTAAATAAAGTGGATAGAGCATTGCCGTATCCAGTTATAAATATAAAAGGAATGGACTTTTACATAGCTCATGGAACTAAAGCAAACCACTTTATGGGAGATGCAAGTTTCAAAAGTAGAGATGAAAATGTAGAAATAGTTAAGAAGAAGTTAGACGATATGATAAAGGAGTGTTGCAAATGAAAGATTTAAGCATAAAGGACTTTAGCGATTTAGTATATGAAAAGCTAGAACCATTAAAGTATAAACAAATATTAACAAATCCAACAACTACAAGCAAATTTCCTTGCTTGGAATTGCATACACCTTTGAAATCAGTAAATCTAACAGAAAACGCATTTCCTATTCGTTCTACATTTCAAATATCAATCACTTGTTGGAATGAAAAACAAAGACAAGCAATGCAAATGACAGACGAAGTTGATACGAAACTTCAAGAATATAATTTTATAAGGGCAAATACCAGTCCTGCAGTATATGACCAGATACTGCAAAAATACGGTATAACAATAACTTTTGAAGTTCGTTATAATTCGATAACGAGCTCTTTTAATTTAAAATAAGGAGGAATTTTAAATGGCAGAGGGACAAGAAACAGAAAAAACAACAACACCACAAGTAGCGATGAAGGCGAAAGTGTCTTATTCAACAACATTAACAGGAGATAAAACTGCTATAGGTTATGTTCAAAAAGTAGGACAACTAAAAACATTAAAAGAAGGACAAACATATAGTGCTTTAGATTTAGAAGAAGAAAGAATGGCAAAAGGTAAAAGAAAAGCTGAAACTGTTGACATAGAAATGATGTTTATACAAAAAACACATAAAGCTATTCAAGCTATAGCTGATGCAGACACAACAATATTCCTATTTTTAGAATATCCAGAAACAACTGCATCAGTTGTTAACAAACCATTAGTTCAGACTGTGAAATGCACTGTTGATATAGCAGGGCAAGAAATGAATGACGGAGACTTCATAAAAGATACTATGAGGGTTTATAAAGAGTCAAAAGTAGTAGAAACAGATGGATATCCAGTTGAAGCAGATTCAACAAAATTTTAATTTAAGAGAAGGCTTTTGCCTTCTCTCTTTTGCAAAGGAGAGAAAATAAAATGATTATAGAAACAAAAAATAAAACAATTAATTTAGTACTAAAAACAAGAAAAATAGTAGAAATAGCTAATCTACTAAAAAATAAGAATTTTGAAGAAGTATTTAAAAAAGCCTATTCTATATTAGATATGGAAGCATTATCAAAAATAATATTTAAACTAGCAGAAAACGATGAGGGAAAAAATGTATTTGTATCATCTGATGAAGTATATGACTTTATAGATGAATGTAGAATAGAAGGAATAAGTGTAAGCGATTTATACGGAAAGATAGCAGAGGCATTGAATGAAGAGGGTTTTTTCAAGAAAAGGATGACAAAGAAAGAATTAAAAGAAATGATGTCAAATCCTTTATCAGAAACAGATATGAACGAATTAGTTCAGAAATCAGCAGAGAAAGTTATAAACAAAATAACAGAAGAACAAATTCTTTCGATGGTATAGATGAAATAATAAAAGCAATAAAAGAATCAAAAAACATTGTAGACTTAATATACTCTATGGAGCCATTGGCGTATTATTTCGATATGAAACCATATGAATTTTGGAATAGTAGATATTCAGAAATAAATATATACTGTCAAACACACTTAACTAAACAAATAGATGAATTAAGAAAAGAAATCAATTTACAAGAAGCGGTTACAAATAAACTTATTGCAGGTGATTGTATGAATCAAAATGCAAAAATAGTACTTATTAGAGATAGTTATAAGGAGCTTTTTAAAGAAAAAGATGAAGTTCAAACTTTAGAAGAACAAAGAAGATTATTTAAAGGATAATTTCGACAAAATATATCGAAAAATGTCGATTAAAAGTATAATTTAACCTATTGATTTATGGAACCGTTTGTAGTATACTTTTTTATATTAAATAAAAGGAGGAAATATTATGGGAATAGCTTCACTAATACTAGGAATTATAGCTTTTTTAGTTTCATTCAGTATTTTTAAAGATGTATCATTAATTTTAGCAGTGTTAGCAATTGTACTTGGAATCATAGCTTTAGCTAAGAAAAAGAATAAGAAAATGAGTATTGCAGGAACTGTTTTAGCAATAATAAGCTTTGTGGTTTTATTTTCAGGAGGAAATAACAATGTTACTACAACCACATCATCTGGAAATGATGTAAAAAAATGCAATATAGGAGATACGATAACAGTAAAAAACGGAACAGAAGAATACACCTTACAAATAACAGAAATAAAAGAAACTAAAGATAGAAATGAGTTTGCTGATGAAAAACCTAAACAAGTATTTTTAATCAATTATACCTATGTTTGCGATAAAACAGAAGATGGACTATATGTAAGTGATATGAATTTCAAGGTAATAGATGAACAGGGCGAAATTGGATATACATATCCTATAGATACAAAAAATCCACAAAGCATAACTGCAGGAACTACTTGTAAAGCACAAATGGCTTTTGGAGTAAATAACACAAGTAAAAAAATAAAATTACAATTCTTCGACAATATGTTTAATGGAAATCCAACAGCTGTGTATGAAATAGAATTATAAAAAAATATTAGATACAAAAAGCTCCTATTTATGTAGGTGCTTTTTTATTGTGCTCAAAAAGAAAGAAGGTGAAAAAATGACTATTGAAGAAATTGAAATTATAGTAACTGCAAAAGTAGAAGAAGCCTTGCAAAAAATTAAAGAAATAGCACCAACAATTCAAAAATCAGTTAAACAAGCACAAGAAGCCTTCTCTAAAGTAGATACTAAAGTAATGACGAATAAATTACATCAAGCAGTAAACTTTATGAAGAAAAAAACGCAAGACTTAAAAAAGAGTTCTAGAAATAATGAACTATCAATAAAAGTAAATAATCAAGACGCAAAAAAACAAATAACACAAATAGAAAAAGAAATAGATAGTCTACAAAAGAAAATAACTGGGCGACAAATGAAATTAAACGTAATAAATCCTCAGATTGATAAAATTGTGGATGATACTAGAAAAAGTGTAACACCAGAAGGAATAAATCTTAATGATAAAGCAATGGATACAACAGTTAATAATGCATTAGAATCAAATAAAGGTTTTACGTCATTAAATAGTCAAGCACAAAAGTTGTATACAGAAATAGAAATATATAATAAACAACTTAGCGAAGCGAAAAACAAAATGAGTCAACTCAAACAAGAAATAAATCAGACAGCAACTACTCAAAATAAATTGGGTAGTTTTTTTAGTGTGTTTAAACAGAAGACGGAACAAGTAAAAAATAATATGTCAAATATGAAGAATAGTTTTAAAAGCTTACCAAAGGTTACTCAAAATATTTATAATAACATAAAAGGAATGGGAGCAGGATTAAAGAGTGGCCTAGGAAATGTTTTGAAATATGCTACAGCTCTCTTTAGTTTGAGAAGTATATATTCTGCACTAAGCAGTAGTGCAAATGCTTGGCTGTCTAGTCAAAATTCACAGGCTAAACAGTTAAGTGCAAATATAGAGTATATGAAATATGCTATGGGCAGTGTATTTGCACCAGTAATACAACATGTAACTAATCTGGTTTATAGCTTAATGAAGGCAGTGCAAAGTCTAGTATATGCGTTTAGTGGAGTAAATATATTTGCAAAAGCTACAGCTTCATCAATGAAGAATGCATCAGGTAGTGCAAAACAAACAAGTAAATCACTAAGTAGTGTACATAGTGAAATAAACAATGTTTCAGATAACAAAAATAGTAATACTAGTGGAACACCTAATATAGATTTATCAGAAGTAGACAAAACACCAAACAAAATAATAGATGTGATTAGAAATGGTAATTGGAATGAAATTGGAAAGATGTTAGGCGAAAAATTAAACAATGCTATGTCTAAAATTCCTTGGGATAAAATTCAAAATACGTCTAGAAATATAGCTTCTGGAATAGCCAAAACTTTAAATGGGTTTATTGGAACAACAAATTGGAATCAAGTTGGTAATACGTTTGCACAAGGATTAAATACAGCTATATATTTTGCTTATACTTTTGTAACAACATTTGACTGGAAACAATTTGGGCAAAGCATAGTAGATGGAATAAATGGATTTTTAGATAATTTTGATTGGCAAACCTGTGGCAAAACAATAGGAGATTTCACAAAAGGTTTGTTAGATGTAATAGTTGTTTTTATTGAACAATACGATTTTCAAAAATTTCCAAACAAAATTGCGGAGTGTTTAGGCAACATTGATTGGTCTGGAGTTGCTAAAAGGATTTTTGAAATATTAGGAGCAGCAATAATAAAAGTATCTGTTATAGGAGCAATAATAAATGTAGGTACAGTTATTTCAAATATATGTAACTCAGCTGTGGAATATTTTAGAGGCAAGATAGAAGAATGTGGTGGAAATGTAATACTAGGAATATTAAAAGGAATAGGAGATGCTATTGCTGGAATAGGACAATGGATATATGACAACGTATTCAAGCCATTTATAGATGGATTCAAAAATGCATTTGGAATACATTCACCATCAACTGTGATGGAAGAACAAGGACGCTTTATTATAGAAGGTTTAAAAAATGGATTATTAGGAATATGGGACAAAGTAAAACAGCCATTTATCGATTTAAAAAATAATATAACTAAGATGTTCACGGAAATAAAAAATAATGTGTCAAATTGGGGAAACAATGTAAAAACAAAAGTTAGTGAATGCTGGATAAATGCTTCAAATACAGTAAGAGAAAAAGTAACTACTTTAAGAAATAATATTTCAACAGGACTTAATAATGCTAAAACAACGGTAGTAAATTGGGGAAGTAATGTAAAAAATACATTTACCAACTTAGGAAGAAATGCATCTACATGGGGAAAAGATTTGGCTACAAATATGGCAACAGGAATAAAAAACAATATTCATAAAGTAACAAATGCAGTTACATCAGTTGCAAATAAAATAAAAAGTTTCTTACACTTCACAGAACCAGATGTAGGACCACTATCAAACTTTCACACATATATGCCAGATATGATTGATTTAATGGTACAAGGAATAAGAAATAACACTAGCAAAGTCAGAAATGAAATAGAAGACTTGGCAAGCAGTATGTCATATACGATAAATACAGATATAATTTCTGAAAAAAATATAACACCAAATATAAAGCCTGTGAAAAATCAATCTCAAAACATGTTTGAACTGCTAAATGATTTCTTGACTGATAGAGATGGAAGTAATAGTGATAGGCCAATTTACTTAACAGTAAATGTGGGAAATTCAAAATTAGGACAAATATTATTAGATGATTTAAGAGATATGAAAAGAAGAACTGGAAAAGATTTAGAAGCATTAGTAGGAGGATGATAATATGGTATGGAAAGAACATGGAAAAGCAGAAATCTTACCAACGCCAAGTACATACAGCGCAGATATAGAAGATACAGACCACAACAGTTATTCGTCAGCTGTAGATGGCTCATTAATAGACAACCCAATTGCAGTCGGACTATTAAAATTATCAATGAGCTGGGAATTTAATACTGAAGAAGAAGCAGAAGAGTTGTGTCAAAAAACATTTAAGAATCCATTTATATTGGACATAAAAATTCCAGTTGTAAAAGGTGGATTTTTAGAAGGTGCAAAGTTTAGAGTATCCAAAAGACATGTTGATATGATAAAAACAGAAAAAGAAAAGAGTACTTCCAAAACAAAATGGGGGTGCTCTTTTAATTTAATGCAAAAAGAATTGACAGAAGCACAAAAAAGTATAGTGGAGGAGATGAATAGTTAATGTACCAAACAAGTGATAACTATAAGTCTAAAATATATAATGTTACTCATTTGTTAAAAATATATATAAATAGTATAGAAATAGACTCTAAATATATATTAGATTGTAAACCTTCGAAGAAAGCATTTTCAAGTGACGAGTTTACTCTAGGGTGCGTGGAAGCTCAAAGTATAGATTTAAAACTATATAAGTCAGTGGTACCAGAAACTATAAATAAAATAGAAATAAAGAGTGGAATAACGGGCGAAATAGTATCAATCGGAATTTTTAATGTAGATGAAATAAGTAAAGATGATGATTATACGGTAACATTAAAATTACGTGATAATATGATTAAGTTTGAGTTTAATTACGACGGAAGAGAACTAATAAATAATAATGGCGGAAAAGCAAAGATAATACAAGTACTACAAGATTTATGTTCAAAAGCAAAAGTAGAATTAGGTTCTACTTCTTTTTTGAACATGAATAAAGAAATTGCAGTATATGATAACACAATATCAGCAAGGATTTATTTGAGTTATATTGCTGAACAAGCTGGTGGAATAGCAACAATGGGAAGAGATGGAAAGCTTTATATAAAAATAATTGGAGAAAAGTCAACTATATTACCACTAAAGCTATTTAAAACTTTCAAATGGGGAGAAAAATTCAAAATAACACGTGTAAGGTATGATGATGGAATACAACTATTTGAAAAAGGAGACACAACAGGCAATACAGTTTATATTAGTCAAGACAATATGTACATAGTTGATCAAGAGCAAATCGATAATATTTACAATGCCTTAAAAGACTTAGAATTTTATAGTTTTGAAGGCGAAAGCATAATAGATCCAGCGTTAGATACAGGAGATGTCATCGTTATAGATGGCAAAAATGTAATATACCAAGGTTCAATGCAATTTTCAGGGCGTTGGATTGCAAGTATTGAAAGTAAAATACAATGTAAATCAAAAGAAGAAACAACCACTAGAACACCATCACAGAAAATCATAAACAGAAGAGTTCAGTCAAGCATAAATCAAATAGATGGAAAAATAATTCAACTAGCAGAGCAAACTTCTGAACACGAAACAAAACTAACTCAACAAGAGCAAGATATCAATGTAATAAAGCAAACTGTATCTAATACAGCAGAATATAAGAGAGAAACTGATGGAGTAAGTGAGATACATATTAAAGATGCAGGACAAGCTAATATTCTAAAACTAGAAGTGCAGGGAAATAAAACATACGAAGCAAACTTATTTCCTCGTAGTAATTTATATCCAAGAATAGGATTACAAGTTAACCAGAAAGGATAGTATTATGAAATATAAAATAGTAGTAGATAAACAAAGTAGAACTAATCCGTCTGCAGATAAAAAAGAGTACATAATAGACATTGAAGAGCTACGATTTAAAGGAAATGTTTATGATAGTTTAGTTATAACGAAAGATGAAGATTATGTTCTACGTAAATTAAAACTAACAGAGTTTTATGTTTTAGAGGAATTAGAAGAACCTATAAAAGAACCTTTAGACAATATAAATATTGAGTTATTTGAAGGCGACAATTATATCTACTTAATCGATATGGTAGGAAACAAATTTTATGCAGAATACATTGTAAAAAATGATTTCACTGATATGTATATAACTGAATCAGAGTTTAAAACAGGAATAGAACAAACCTCCAAAAAAATTGAACTAATGGCAAGGAGTAAACTTGATAAGAATGAATTTGCAACATATTTAGAAGTAAATTCAGAAGCTGTTAAAGTTGCTTGGAACAAAATTGCTGAATTTATTCAAATGATGATTATAAATCAAAATGCAAGTTTAGCAATATTAGATGACAATAAAAAAGTATTGATGTCTTTGGATAAAACAGGGCAGCACTTTTACGATAGTGAAACGGTATTTGCAAATATGGGTGTTCAAAAATTTGATGGAAATAAGTTTATAGCTTTTGCGGTTCCTGGAGACTATAATCAAAGTATTAAAGATGGAATGGCTTGGGGGATGACGACTCAAAGCGATGGGAAGTTTTGGCCAATACTTTTCATTAAAGATTTTAAAATGGCTAGCAAAAATGCTGGAGATTTTAGTGGTCAATTAGTATTAACTGCATGTGATTTAGTTCTTTCTGGAGACACAAGTGGTATAATTTCTGGAAATGTTAAAATTGTTGGTGGACTAAGTGGAGAGATAATTTTTATAGATAAAGAAACTGAAGATGTTCTATTGCAAATCATTCCAGAAAATTCATATGATAGCACTACACCAAAAATCAACATATTGAATGCTGTTGAATTTTTTAAAAATTCAAGTCGGAAGTTATTCGCTTAAAATTGGCGGAGAAAACTATGTTTTACAAACTGATAACGGAGATTTTCATGTAGCTGGTGGAACTATATTTTTAGGAACTGCTAATAAAAAAGCAACTATATCAATGTACCCTTCTAGTATGGTACAAATTCATGGAGCTGATTTGAATGTTGATGGAAATATTTATGCAAAGAATATTTCATCAGATAAAAAAATAAAGAAGAATATAAAAAATAGTAGTGCATGTGCTTTGGATATAATCAAAAAAATTAAACATAAAGAATTTGATAAAAAAGATGATGGAAAACATTATAACATAGGCTATATTGCACAAGATATGGAGAAAATAGATCCTAATTTTGTTATTAAGAGACCAGCAAACAAAAAAAGAAAAATAGAAGAAAGATATTATATTAATGAGTTGCCTATAATAGCAACATTATCCAAAGCAATACAAGAACAACAAGAGCAAATAAATAAGTTGCAAAGCAAAATTGAGGAATTGGAGGCTAGAAGATGAAAAAGAAGGTATTTCAAAATGGAACATTAAAAAGTAAACCGTACTTTATGAATAATGGTGTTAAACAAGAAGTAGAAGAAGCAGTTTATGAAGGTACAACACCATTATCGGCAGAAAACTTAAACGATATGCAGAATAACATTGAAGAAGAGATTAACTCACATATAGAGCATAAATACTTCTTACAGCTAACTGCAGCAGTAGCCAAAGGCGGAACTATAACATTGCCTTGCCATTATAAAGTTGGAACACATTGTCTTGACGTTTATTATATGGGAGAACTACTAACAATTAGTTCAGATGATACTGGAACAGATGGTCATTATAGAGAAGTAGGACAAGCAAATGAAGTAAGCAACCAAATTGAAACAACTAGTGACTGGGGCTGTGATGTAGGCGAATATTTTGAATTTGTTGTGAGAGGAGAGTATTCAAATGTTTAATGCATGGAGTAAAATAAAAGAATTGATAAATAAAAAACAAAATATATTAAATATTACAACAGGAACTGAATATGAAACAGGGCGAATTATTGATGGCAAAAAGGAATATGGCAAAAGAATCAATTGTGGAAATTTGCCAAACGCAGAAGCAAAATATGTGCAGACAGGATTAGAAAACATAAGTTTGACTAGAGCGATTGACGGAGTTATGTTGAATGTTAATTCGCAAAGAGGATTACCTGCTCCTAGCATCACATCAACAAATACGATAATGATATATCTTAACGGCACAGGAACAGCTTTAACGATAAATACACAATTTAATTGGTCAAGTTATAGTGCTTATGTAGAATTATTTTATACGAAAAATTAAAGGAGGAGAGCATGGAAGAAGCAAATAATCTCATAAATATTCTTCTATCAAACGGAGGAACTGCAACGATGGCAGTTCTTTTTATTATCTTTTTGTACCTTGATAGAAAGGACAGAAAAGATAAGGAAGCTCAAGATGAATTAAAACGAAAGGAAGAACAAGAAGAGAAAAAAGCAGAAAGAGAAGCTGCTAGTAAGCTATTGGGCGAACTGTCAGCTAGTAACAGAAATATTGCTGAAAGTTTGAACTTATTAAAAACTAGCATGGATAACGCTAATACAGAATTTAAACAACATGACGAAAGAGCTATCGCCGGTTTTCAGGCAATACACGAAGATTTGATAATTTTAAAAGAAAGGAGAGATTAGTTATGTTAGAAAAGTTAGCAAAACTAATTAATGTAAAAAGTATAGTTACATTAGCATTAACAATAGTAGTAGCAATACTTGCTTTAAAAGGAAATTTCGATATAAAAGAAATTTACTTAATGATAATAGCTTTTTATTTTGGAACTCAGTTAAAAGAAAATAAGGAGGAAAAATAAATGGAAGATGAAAAAATAGAAGTAATGAAGCCTGTAGAAGAACCTACAGAGGAAATTTTTGAAGAAATAAAAGATGAAATCGAGGTGTCAGAAAATGAGTAGAGTATTTAAAAACAAAGGCAATGTAATCACACAAGCATTTAAAAAAGGGGTACATAATGGTATTGACTTAGTTGGCACTGGCTATACCTTAGACTATATCACAGCACACTCAGAAGGAACAGTAGTGTCTGTCAGAAATAATTATAAAACAAATGACAAAACTGGTTGCTCTTATGGGAATTATGTGAAAATTAAACATAATAATGGATATTATACATTATATGCTCACATAAAATATAATAGCGTAACTGTAAAAGTAGGTCAAAAAGTATCAAAAGGACAAGTTATAGGCTATATGGGAAATACTGGCCACAGCTTTGGAGCACATTTACATTTTGAAGTAAGAGATAAAAATGACAATTTTATAAACCCAACAAAATATATAAATGCAAATTTACCTTCAAATAATAGTAAAAAATATAGTAAAGGTAGATATAAAGTTGACTGTGACGTTTTAACAATACGAACTGGACCAGGAACAAATTATGACTGGAAAAAATTTAATCAGCTAACATCAAACGCACAAGCTCAGATAAAAGGATTAGTAGGATATAAAGCAAATGGACTTGTAAGAGGATGTATTTGTGATGTATCAGAAGTAAAAGGTGAATGGGGAAAGATTCCATCTGGCTGGATTTGCTTAAAATATTGTAAAAAAGCATAAGAGCTAGGCTATATGCCTAGCTTATTTTTTTGCCTAAACATTGACAGTGATTTTATTATATTATATAATATTGAATGTCACATAATAGTAAGTATGTGACATTCGTTGCTATACAAATAATAACATTTATAAAATTTAAGAATATGTATATAATAAAAACAAGGGGGAATTATTATGATGATTGCTAATCTTGAAGATACCGAAGCCATAAAGTTAGCTAAATATATATATGGAAAATATTTAAACTATGATAAGAATACAGCAAGACGAATAATATCTCCAATAAAATTACAAAAGTCTTTGTATTTTTTATTTGCATATTGGGGTTCATTTATTAGAATGAATAAAGAAAATGCAGATAGTGTAGAAGTTAATTACTCAATATATGATGAGAATTTATTTGATGATAAAATAGAAGCATGGACTTATGGACCAGTAATTCCATCAGTTTTTAGTGCTGAAAAGAATGGAGTATTAGAAGAAGCAGAAAACAAATATTTAGAAGATGATATTGTAAAGAAAGAATTTGTAGACAATTTATTAGATCAATTATTTGAAATAGACGATTTTGGTTTAGTTAGACTTTCTCATGAGGATGAATGCTGGAAAAGAAATTATGTGGAAACTGATGAGAAACATAATAGAGAAATACCTAAAGAGGAAATCATAAATGAATATTTTACAAAATCGATTAAATAATATAGAAACTCAAAACAAAGGCAATATATTTAAGCATGAAATAAGTAAAATAAACAGAAAAGGAGCAAGTATTATAAATACATCTCCTTTTCATTTTAAGAAATTTATTTTTAATGGTAATTTATATTCTATAAAAATACCAGAAGAAAAGTTTACAAATTTTATAAGAAGTTATGATGGTAATACATACTACGAAATACTAAAGGAATTATTTAACAAATTATATTATGATAACTATAATATACTTGATGACTTTGTATTGGATGAAAGTAATTATAGTGATACATCCGCCAATGCTCAAAGACTAAAAAGAATTATTATGTTTGCAAATAATATAAAAAATATAGAAGATATTCCTAAGATTAATGAATTGATTCCAGCAAAAAAATTAAAAGATAAAGAAAAAAGATATAAAGGAATAAGACTGTTTGTAAATGTAAGAGAAAATGGCTACATAGATTTATATTTAATAGATTTGTATCATTTAGGAATAGATGCTTTTAATGTAACAACTCAAAGTTATAATTTAGATAGAAATTATAATAGTAATGAAGATTGCAAGAAATGTATATCAAAGATTGCAGATAAATACGAACTAAAAGACTAG